CACCACATTCCGGCGACGGCGGGTCTGATATGGTTGGTTCTGGTACAGCTGCTGTTAATGCTGCTCAAGGTGGTTCACCTGCACTCGCACTTAATGGTGTTGGTGTTACAACAGCCACAATGGAAGACTATGGTACAGCCACAACAGATGGTACTGCTGGTGCTGACTTCCAACAAATGGCTTTCTCAATCGACAGAGTTGCTGTTACAGCAAAGACCAGAGGTTTGAAAGGTACTTACTCAATGGAACTCGCTCAAGACCTCAAAGCGGTACATGGTCTTGATGCAGAAACCGAATTGGCTAATATCATTTCACAAGAGATTCTTGCTGAGATTAACCGAGAGGTTATCAGAACAATTTACTTTGCTGCAGAGCATGGTGCACAACATAACACAACAACAGCCGGTGTTTTTGACCTTGACACAGATTCCAACGGAAGATGGTCAGTCGAGAAGTTCAAAGGTTTGATGTTCCAGATTGAACGTGAAGCTAATGCTATCGCTAAATCAACACGCCGGGGTAAAGGTAACATCATCATCACATCTTCAGATGTTGCATCTGCTCTCGCAATGAGTGGTGTAATGGACGGAAGTGGAATTGATGACACAGGTAACACATTCGTAGGTACTTTGAATGGTCGTTACAAAGTTTATGTTGATCCATATTTCAGTGCATCGGCAACAAACTTCTTTGTTTGTGGTTACAAAGGTTCCAGTGCTTATGATGCTGGTATCTTCTACTGTCCTTATGTACCAATTCAAATGGTACGTGCGGTCAGTGAGACATCTTTCCAACCATCAATCGGATTTAAGACACGTTACGGAATGGTATCCAATCCTTTCGGTCATGCCGATGGTGACGGAGTTATTGATGCAAATGGTAACTATTACTACAGAATGGTCAGAGTAGACAATCTGATGTAATTTACTCTTCTGGTTTTCGCTACACCAGAGGATCGTTGAAGGGGTGATTCTAGTCAAACTAGGGTCACCCCTTTTTTGTTTGCACAAGCTTTAAACCTTACTAAATATACTAGAAAGGATTAACAGGAGCAACTATGGCAGATACCACAATAATAGGTTTAACAGAGACAACATCACCTACAAAAGACGATGTTGCAGTGATTGTTGATAATCCATCAACATCTACACCATCAAATAGAAAAATAACCCTAGAGACATTACATTCAAAGTTATACTCAAATAGTGTACAAAGTGTGACTGATGGACAAGATGTAGCAATCAAACAGTTCGATGGAGTTGAAGTTGCTCGTATTCATGATGGTGATACGAATAGTGTTACTTCTTCTGGCACAGGTGCATCGACTTTATCTGGTGGCACAGGAAAAGGTGGATTCGGATTTCGTAGACCAGTTTATGCTGTAACGGCAGGTGCAGATGACGAATCAATAACACTTACATTACAACATTCAGGTGCACTCGTTAAAGTAACTGGTGCCGCTCATGATTTAGATATTGTACTTCCAGCTGTTCCTCTTGGTTGTGAAGGGTTTCATATTGATTTTGTAATTGTCACATCATTCTCAGGTACAAATAATCTTGAAATTAAAACTAATGGTGATAGCGGTGACAATATGTATCTCTATGTAAATCATAATGGTACATCTGCAGTTGATGTTTCAGGTGGTGATGTTTTTCGTTCATCAAATGATATAGCCGTTGGAAGTCTTATTCGTTTTACTTGTGCACAAGGTGGTGATGCAGAATTATGGATTGTTGAATTATTGACTCCAACTGCAACTGGTGGAACAATAGAATCGGCAACAGCGTAATAATCTATGTCAGTTTTACAAGCACTACCATCAAATATAAACTACCTGTCTCCGATAGGATTCAGGTTTCAGATTACAAAGTTTCCAGAGGTAAACTATTTCTGTCAATCTGCCAACATACCTGGCATTAGTATCGGACAGATTGATTTACCAACGCCAACATCAACTGGATACTTGGCTGGTGATGAGGTAGCTTTTGAAGAACTGACAATCTCCTTTGTCATAGATGAGAACATGAAAAACTGGTTGTCTATTTACGATTGGATTATATCACTTGGTGTCCCAACATTGAGTGATAGAGAAAAGTTGATAAAAAGACAAAATGAAGGCACAGAAAGAACAAGTGCCGTATTGACTGTACTAACCAGTAACATGAATGCTCAAATTAATTTTTACTTCAATGAGGTATGGCCTCTCAATCTATCCTCAATAGATTTTAACACAACTGGTACTGATGTAGATTATGTAACAGCGACTGTCTCATTTCGGTATGATACATATAGAGTAGAGAATCTACTTAATAATGAATCTTCTTATGAAGGGACTCGCCAACAAAATTAGGGGGTGAATGAAACTTGAAGAAATTCAAGAACTTTGGAATAGAGATCGTGAAATTGATATTGCAGAACTGGCAATAGAGTCAGTGAGAATACCACAACTCCATGACAAATATCTAAAAATTTACATTGACGAAAGAATCAAACTCAAGAGTTTAGAGTTTGAACTGTCTAAGATGGTCAGACTCAAGAATGACTATTATTCTGGTAGGATGGCCCAAGAGGATTTGGAAAAGTTAGGGTGGGAACCTTTTCTTGGCAAAATACTCAAGGGTGAAATGCATTCTTATCTTGAAGCAGATGAAGATGTTTTCAGGATAAAAACTAAAATAGTGATGATGGAAGAAAAGATAAACTATCTGGACTCCATTGTAAAGATGATTAATAACAGGGGCTTTCAGATAAAAAGTGCCATAGATTGGATAAAGTTTAAGAGTGGCTCATGATGTAGAAATATCTAAGGTGAATGAGGTTTATATACGAGTCAGTTGTCAGAGAGACATTGCTCAGGAAATCTCAGACCACTTTACATTTTTGGTGCCGGGGCATACCTTTGTTCCAGCATACAGAAAAAAATTATGGGATGGAAAAATCAGATTATTCAATGTGATGAACCATCTCTTGTACTATGGACTGCTCGAGCATCTCTGTAAGTTTCTCTATCTCAGGAACTACAAAACAAAATTTGTAGATGACTTCAAAACAGAACTAGTCACTCTGACACACGAAGACCTTCCAAAATTACCAGTAGAAATCAGAGACTACCAATTAAATGCAATCAATCATGCTCTGACAAATCATAGGTCATTACTCCTGTCACCCACTGCATCGGGTAAATCTCTAATCATCTATATATTAGTAAGATATTTGAAATTGAAAACACTCATCCTTGTACCAACCACATCTTTGGTTTCACAGATGTACAACGATTTCAGAGAGTATGGATGGGATGTTGCAAATAATTGTCATACTGTTTTTGCTGGAAGAGACAAAGGTTCTGAATTGCCTGTCATTATCTCAACGTGGCAGTCAATTTACAAAATGCAACAAAAGTACTTTGAACAATATGAACTGGTGATTGGGGATGAAGCCCATGGTTTCAAATCCAAATCTCTCACAGCAATAATGACTAAGTGTATCAATGCAAAATATCGAATAGGTACAACTGGAACTCTGGACGGAACGCAAACACATAAATTGGTTTTAGAGGGGTTATTCGGAAAAGTACATAAGGTAACTACAACTAAAAAGTTGATAGACCAAAAGCACCTCTCCCCCTTCACAATCAATGCACTCGTCTTAAAACATCCAGATTCAATTTGTCACAATTTAAAAGGTATTAACTATCAAGAAGAACTAGAATATCTGATTTCGTCAGAGGCAAGAAACAAATACATAGTTAATTTGACTATAGGTTTAGAGAGAAACACTCTCTTACTTTTTCGGTTTGTAGAAAAACATGGACAGTTACTTTACGATATGATTAAGGAGAATACCAATGATAGAAAAATATTTTTTGTCTATGGGGGAACTGATACAGACACAAGAGAACAGATTCGAGCCATCGTTGAGTCGGAACGAAATGCCGTCATCGTTGCTAGTTATGGCGTATTTAGTGTTGGCGTCAATATTAGGAATCTCCATAACATCATTTTCGCTAGTCCTTCTAAGTCTCGTATAAGAAATCTACAATCAATAGGTAGAGGATTGAGATTGTCAGATAAAAAAGAAATTGCAACTTTATATGATATTGCGGACGATTTGAAATTTAAAAATAAAAAAAATTATACTCTGGAGCATTTTGAAGAAAGAGTAAAAACATACAAAGAGGAAAACTTTCCGTTGGCTACTTACCACATACAACTAAAGACTTAATCTCATTTAACCCCTACACAGTAATTATATCATCTGTCAAGTGCTTTGTCAAGTCATTGACATGCTTGTCAAATATGATATAATATAGATATTGTTTGTTGTAGAAAGGAGATTCATGGCAGAACACTATGTAGATAATCAGAGGTTCCTAGAAGAGATTTCAGAGTATCAAAAATTCAGAATTGATGCTAAAGATAAAGGTGAAGAACCACCACCATGTCCAGAGTACATTGGTGAGTGTTTTCTTAAAATAGCAAATAGACTATCGTATAGACCAAATTTTATTAATTATGCTTTTAGAGAGGACATGATTTCAGATGGTATAGAAAATTGTGTCCAGTATATGAACAACTTCAATCCAGAAAAATCAAAGAATCCTTTTGCATACTTTACACAGATTATATACTATGCTTTTGTCAGACGAATACAAAAAGAAAAGAAACAATTATATATCAAATACAAAACGATGGATAGTAATGCATCTCTTGGAGATAATGTGGATATTTCAGAACATGACCAAGACCAGAATTATGTCTTTGAGACTATGAATGCAGACCAGAAAGCAAATATGTATGATTTTATTTCTAACTTTGAGGAAGCCAAAAAGAAAAAGAAGGTGACCAAGAAGGCATCAACTTCACTTGAACTATTCATGGGTGTATGAAACTAGCAATTATTACAGACACACACTGGGGTGCCAGAAACGACAGTCAGGCATTTGCAGAATATTTTAGAAGATTCTATGAGGATATATTCTTTCCTACTCT